AAATCCGTCTATTTGGATACTACTACTAAGTAGACCATCTGAGCCAGTACTAAAACCAGTTTTAATCATGTATACATCAGCAACGTTAATAGGTTGTTGATATGATACAGAACGTTCTTTAACTGTAACGCGTGGATTATCTGCAAAAATAATTTGAGAGCTATTTTGTTTTTCTGGAGATACACTTACTACACGTGACCATAATACATTTGGAAAATTTTTAAAATTTGGATCTTGCCATTCATTACTAACTGCATACTGGTTTCCTTGTTCATCTTGTCGCGCACGGCCGGAGATGTATACTGTGCAAGGCCCCGGTGGCGTTATATCTTTATAAATCCATATGGCTATAACACGTGATCCATCTTTTTCAATATAATTTAATGGTTCATAGTATATCGGATTGCCAGAGGAATCAATTATTTCAAAATGTATTTTAGACCTATCAATTAAATTTCCAGAATTTGCCTTTATCTTAATAAGATTTTTACCCATCGTAAATTCATTAGGCATTTCTTTAATATTAAAATAAAATTGCGAAGATTCGGATGTATCTCGAATAAGAATAGTATTTGACGATCGTATGTTTAAATCTCGTACTGTTCTATGTAATCTACCTAAATTCCAAGTTCCGGCTGGCATTATAATTCTCCTATATAATATAAATATTAGGTAAAGTTAATTTCAGAGTATCCATTAACTTTCTTAATTTCGATGAGTTTATCTACTATATCTCTCATGGCATCTATATGAGATATACACATTAAAAATCCAAATTGCGACTTTAGATATTCAAATAAGTTTACTAATGAATTTAGATTGTCAGAATCCAATACTCCAAATCCTTCATCTATTGCTAAAAAGTTTGGTCTCGGTAAATTTGATACATTTATTAGTGATGTTCTGATAGCTAATGATGAAATGAATTTCTCCATACCAGATGTTAATTCTAATGGCCAGAAGTTATCATCATCATAAACAATATGTGCATTAATATTTTTTCCATCTGTATGTAATATAATAGTAAACTCAACAATTTGGTTTAGAATATTATTAATCTCTGATTCTATTTGTGGAAGTGCTTTTGTTATTAAATGATATGGCACACCATCTCTGTTAACAGCTTTCTGATAATATTCATATCCTTGATATTGTTGTTCTAATTCTTTTAATCTATCAATTCCGTCTTGTGCATCTTCTCTAGACTTTTCAGCCATTTTTAATTTGCCAGATAAAGTTAATAAATTTGAATCTAATTGCCTTAAATCTATATTAACAGTTGTTATTTCATCTCTAATTTCATTTATCTCACCATTCTTCTTTTCATTAAAAATAATATTGTCTTTTTGTTTTAATGATTTTTTTAATTCTAATTTTTTAGATTTAAGATCTTCTTTACCTTTATGAATTTTCCATTTTATTTGTTCTAATTGATGTTCATGTGCTATTAATGTCCCATTACTTAATCCTAATGAATGCTTCATATTAGATAATGTTGTTAATTTTTCTTGGGGCTCTTGTTCTAATAAGTTAGCTATCTCATTTCCAATATCATCAACATCAAACATTATTTTTTGTTCTTCATCAATTAATTTTGGTAAAAGATCTGCAACTTGTTTAGTTTCATGTAACCATGGATTAGCCATACAATAATCACAATTTTCATCCCATTCATGTTTATCTAATTTAGATACCATTTTTTCGGCATGTTGAATTTTAAGTCGTTTAACTTTTACAGCATTTTTTAATGTAATAATATCTGCCTTATGTTTAGTTATAGCATCTATCTGTTTATTTAATTTATCAACATCTACTTTATCAATCTTTTGCTGTAATTCTTTATTTAATTTTGTTTGTTCACGAATTATCTCTTTTTGAGTATCTCTTTCTCCGACTACTTCTTCAACATCTTCTTCCATATCAGATATTTCAGTTTCAATATCAATTGGTAATGATAATGTATCATCAACTTTCTTTAATTCTTTTGTTAATGAAAAAATAATATCATTCAAATTAGTTTTCATTTGTTCATGTTCTAATTTGTCTAATTTCATTTGTTCATAAGAACCAGTATTATCTGCGATAATTGTTTTGGCATTTGAAAGGTCAGTTGAAAAATCTTTTCTCTTATATTCTCTTATTAAGGCTGCAGTCTCTCTAATATCATCATGTCCAATTTGATATAATTGTTCAAATATATCTATATCTAAAAACTGTGATAATAATTCCTTTCTTTCTCTTTGTGTTTTATCAATAAATCCAGTATTATTATTTTGCAATGATAGTGCAGTTAATACAAAATCTTCATATGTTCCTAAATATTGCCTTATACTTTTATTTGTAGTATCTCTTTGATCTCCATTTAAACTTTCTTCATTTCCTGATTGATCAGTTCTCCAAAAATTTACATTTACTTTGACATGTCCATTATTATGTTTCTTAGCCTTTCTTTCGATGAAGTAATTATATTTTCCTAATTCAAATTCAAATTTACATACAAATCTAGATTTTTTATTATTTAATACATGTTTAGCTTTTTTGGTTCTACTACATCTATCAAAACAACAAAATGCTAATGCATCTAACAATGTCGACTTTCCAGAAGCATTTGGGGCAAATACCCCATATGTACCATTCATGTTAGAAAAATCAATTACATTAGCTTCTCCATATGAAAACATATTTGAGAATTCAAACTTTTTAGGCGTCCATGTAATATTCCTTGTCAATGTACTTGTCGGTAATTTGCTATGTACGGTCCTATTAATATGTCTTACTGTATCTAATAAATTATCATCAAGTGCATATTCATCTGATAGATATTTTGTTATGACGTTATTTTGCCATTCAACATCTCGTATATTTCCAAAATTAATTTTTTTAGTCGCATCTGTCGTATTTAATGCATTTATTTTTTGAATAGAAATATCCTGTACTTTATATTTTAATTTTACATCTGCAATAATTTGTTTTAATGTTCCAGAATCTGTATCTTTAACTTTAAATCTTAATCTTGGACGTAATGGAATTTTTGCATTTGGATTAACAACTTTACCATTATCAATATGAAATGTATAATATCCATAATCATTTACAATTTCGACAAATTCTGATTTTTTTGTTTCTAGATTCCAAACCATTATTCCATGAGTCAATCCTTCTCCATGATTTTGCTGGATTAGTGAACCAGCATATGCCATGGTCTTTTCATCATCCAAAAATTGTGGTTTATGAATATCTCCTAATAATGATAAATCATGTCCTTTAAACATTTCAGTAGTAACATGAGTGTTACTTAATACAAATCCTGCATCTGTTGATGCATTATGTACTGATCCGTGATGTAATGCAATCTTGTAATTACCGTCAAAACTATCAGCTTTTAGGTAATCTGTTGGTTTATCAAATACTGACATTACATTGAAGTGTACGCCGGAAATCAAATATATACCATTGTCTTTAAGATAGTATATGTTTGAATGATTTAAGGCTTTAACGATTGGACTAAGGGCGTCCATTCTATAACTATTATTTAAGTTGCAATCATGGTTACCAGTAATAATTAATGTAGGGGCTAGATCTGCTAATTTTTTAAAGAATTCTGATACTACTGATACTAATTCAGGTGACATATCTGTTTTAGCATGTACTATATCCCCGGCTACATATATTACCGAATCATTAGTTCTCGTCTTTTTAATATAAGAATACAATCGTTTAAATACTAATTGATATTCTTTATGTCGTTTCACATTCCTAACATGTACATCTGCAATGTGATAAATTTTATCTATCTTTTCTATTCCTATATCTATAATGCGCATAAAATCCTTTGTTCCATTAATTGTTCTGAACTCATTCTTGTTGTTAATTCTAATATTCTTTTGATTTTCTCAAATCCTATTTCGCTAGGATCACCAGATGTTAAATCTACAAAATATACATCAATACCATTTGCCATAAAATACTCAGCAGTTTCTAGTGCTTGTTTTTTGGCATCCTGATCTAAACATATGTATATTTGTCTTACTCCTTTTTCTACAATCCTCTTTTTCAATGTATTTGATATTGTTTTACCAAATAAAGGAATTGCATTCCTTTTTATTGCAATTGCATCAAATGCTCCTTCAACTAATACAATTGGAATATCCCAGTTAATATGTAATTCAAGGCCTACTATATCTTTTGAAGTTGGTGGATTTTTATGTTTCCATTTATCTTCTTCATAATAGGCTCTAGCTACAAAATAATTTAAACTTAAATTTTCGTCATAACTTGGAATAATAATTTTTCCTGAATATAATCCTTTTCGACAATAGCCAATTCTATATTTTAAAATATCGTAAATATCAATACCTCTACCTTTCAAATAATAAATTGCATTTCTATATTCTGGAGATGTACTATCTAATTCCCATAATGGTCTATATCCTTCTGGTAAATGTAATACTGGAGTATCAGTAGAAGTTTTACTTGGCTTATATTCTACCTCATCTACCAGTTGTATTAATTTTGATATCTTTTCACGTTGAACATTTAATTTTCTAAATAATATAACTAACTTACGTCCAGCTGCATTACAAGTCCAACAATGCCAATATTGAGTAACTACATCAATTTCTAATTTCTTTTTATGATGATGGCAAAAAGGACAATTAAATGCAATGTTATCATTAGATGTAGTTTTACCTTTATTTAAAACAGATTCTAAAAGTGTGATTAAGGAAAATTTACTCATTCAGTTTATATTAGCATTATCATTTACAATAATAATGTTTTATTCAAGATTAACTATCATAAAAGTTATATATACTTAATATATCGAAAATTTCTCGTAAGGTCAAATTTATTACGAGCTTTTTTTCTCTTTTAGCCAACTTTCCGGAATAATCTTCTCTGCCCACTGAATTCCATGTTTATCGCAATACATTCCATATGTTGTTGGCGAACCTTTTCTTATTTTTGTCTTACCTGACATGAATACCATTCTAATATCTAGTTCTGGATGTTGTTTCTTTATTAATAGATGTTTCTTTCTATCCTCTATAACCCACCTACCTTTTGTTTCAACTAATATACCATTAGGTAATGTGAAATCAATTGTGTAAGTATGTTTAGTTTCTGGTTTGATATATGGAATAACTGTAGTTTCGTATTCAAACTTAATTTTGTTTTCCTTTAATTGATCTGATACCTTATGTTCAAATCCACTTCTGTAACCATGTTTAATTGCATTTGCACGCAACTTAGATTTTGATCTCCAAGACATAACTTATTCTCTATTTAATATAAATATCTAATAATCCCATCTTACAATGAAATTCATGTCGACATCATTTCGTTTTTGTATAGGCTGTGCTAATTTTCCTACTGCTAATAATTGTGCATCTTTATTATATAATCCAATTGTCGTTATATAAGGAAATGCTGAACCTGATAAAAACATGTTTTTACGATACTCACCTGGTAATGTATTACTTTGTTTTGAATCACATGCTATATCTGAATCTGTAAAAGGTGTAAATGTAGCAGATGGATTAACTGAAATATTACATTCATCTTTTGGCACACGTACCATAACTTGATTTTCATATATTGTATGTGTCCCACGCCATGAAACATTCCATGTATGACTATTTCCAAAAATGCCTGAACCTGTATGGTATTTAGGCCAAACAGATGATACAACTAACTGGCCATTTCGATTAAAAATGTTTCCGGCTATATTTGTTTGATATAATGATCCGGAAATGAAATGACTATTAGCTAATGATGTAATACCATCACCAGAAACACCGTAATCATACATTCTAATTTCTGCAAGTGAGTAGTCTTTAGCATCACGTCTTGCACTTGAATTAGTACCATATGTATATTCGTTTAAAGATGATGCTCCAATTAACATATCAGCTTTATTTGTAGTTGGGCCGGCTGGTAATGTCCCAGATGGGTGGGCAAGTGCACTTATCTTACCTTCTGCTGCCACTCCATTAACAAACATTGTACATTCTTCATTTTTATTTCTTATTGCAACATGATTCCATTGTATATTACTTCCAGTAATTATCTGTGTAGCTAAATGTAATACATTTGTACCATCACTTGCTTGAAAATGATATCTAGTACCGGTACTTACTGATACATGTCCTATCGCAAAAGGAGTCCTTTTTAATTTATATGATTCGTGTACGGCTGGATGTGATGATGACACATGTACATCACGCGTTTTAATAGACTTGCCGTCATTATAAAATTTTGATGTAACACTATGTTTAGTTAGTATCGATCCGGAATTTGCACCAGCTGATGGAAAATCATTCTTATGCCAAAATGATATTGTCCAATCATCACATCGATTAAATCTATCAAAAAGTTCATCATGCGGTACACGGACATATGTTTGTTCATTGAATGTGTCCAATGCATTAGACCAATGTAATGCGTGCCCACTCGTTTTACCGTGTTGGTACGACCCTTCTGAAGAACCAGATGTTGTTACGCCTGGCACTAGTGCTAATGCACTACCAGTAACACTTGCAAATTTAACGTCATTTACTAATTTGTAAGATACGCGACTAACCCGATCGGCTATATTGGTTCTACCAGTGAACACTCTTAAAGGTGTTCCTTGTTGAACTAAACGTTTACCACGATATAAATCATTAAATGACATGTAAAATATATTTCTACTAGCAGTAGCAAAACTTGATGTCAATATGTCCGGATCTCGTAGATTGCCATATTTATCAGATCGCAATGTTACATTATTAGATCCTATTCTAGATGAAACAACGACAGTATCGCGTTTAATTCGTTCGCCTACATCATTATAAGGGATTGCTAATGTAGATGCAGATACAAAAAGATGTTTTTTTGTATTCGATGATAAAGCATGTTCAGAAATAAAGTTGTTATTTTCACCTGTTTTATAAAAACGATGATCTAAAGATCTCCAAGCAACATATTGATTAGTGCCATCCGGATTAGTAGGATATGGTAAAGATGTCAATCCCTCACCAGTTTCTACATTTCCTATATCTATACGTTCTCCAAAATATCTAGCTGATTGTGTTACATATGAATCTGATAATGATGTATTATCTACTAAATAAGATTTGTATGCATTGAATGGCCTTTGATATGCATCATTTGATTTGATTGGTCGAAAAACTGAAGGTTTAATTGGCATATCATGTCGTTATTTTGTTTTTAAAAGTCTAATTTAACTTTAACTAATGCTTCTCTAGTAAAGTTTTTCAATAAAGGTTGGCTTAATTTAGCTACTGCTAACAATTCTTTTCGAAGATTATATAATCCAACAGTTGTAATATATACTTGAGGATTTGATTTAAATGTTGTAAATGCATAATCTCCTAATGAACCACTAGTAAATGACGGATTATTTGAATAATTATATTCGCCATTTTTAATACGCACAAAATAATAAGTCGATTTAACTTGTTCCGATGATCGAGCTTGTATTCCTCCATTTTCTGCAACCCCTGTTAAATCATTTGAACTAGATATAGATTTAAATAACTTTAAAGCATTTTCTCCTTCTATTTGAGAACCGGTAACACTATTAAAATTAACTCCCCCTTCGGTGCTTCGTTTATCTAATTGATCTGCATTTAAAATAGCTATTCCATGTTGTGGATATAACAATCCAAAATATGTTGGACTAGATGGATTAAGTATTGTAACACCTCCATCAAGTGAACCTGAAACCAAATTATATACCTGGCCTGCTTCATCTTGAGTTGGATCATTTATTGTAGAATCATCAATTACTTGTACATAATATCCGGCTCCTCCTAATGTCACACTTGAGCCTGTATGACTAGAATTTAAATCTGGACCTTGTCCATCATTGCCATCAGCTCCGGTAGACCCTGATAATTGTGCTAATGATATTTCAAAATTTCCTGGATCTATTTTTTCTCGGATGTTTGCACGATTAAAATTTAATATATATATAGCATTTGTATCTGTGCCATTAATGGTAAACTTTTTATCATTAGGAGCTAATAATAACTGAGCATATTGTTTATAAATTGCTCTCGATGGAGTATCATTATTTAAGTTACCTGTTGTATCCTTTGAACCTGAACCATCAAAGTGGCCATATGCAATGGCTAGCTCTGATCTTGCTGTTCCTACAGTTGCCGGATCGCCTATACTATGTACTTCATGAAAATATGATCTTTGTGTAGCAGTTAATAAAGATGAAGTAAACATGGTAGTGAAACTACCAGTGTTTCCAGTAAATAATCCTTTTGTTACTGTCTCAACTTGTAATGGCAATATATCATCATTTGTTACAAATGGAGTATATACTCTTCCTAATTTTGAAAGTTGTGCTGCTGCCTGTTGTTCAGCTACAATATCATTAGCTAATGATAATGCCAATTGCATCATTTGTTGATTTGAAGACGGAGTATTTCCGGCTTGTTGTCCGGTACCTCTATTTGCCTGTGCTTGATTTCCTTGACCTGTAAAATAATTTGCCATAATTTATTTCTTCCTTTACGATGTTAATCCGGCCGGAGCGGTATTAAAATTACCTACTTGAGCCTTTTTTACGGTTATATTAACTAATACACGTCCACCGGTTTCATTACCTACAATTAATACTGAAGTTGTTTTATTTGAATCTGTATGTGTCTTTCCGATAATTGTAAATGCTGTCCCAGATACTGTTTTGCTTTGAGCTGCTTCATTATCTCCAACAAATGCTGGTATCGATGCAAATGATGATCCACCAGTTGCTGTAATATCGGCTACATCTGAATCAGCTAATATTGCTGTATAACCAAATGTACTATTTCCGAGCTGGAAATTAACTGTTTGTGGAGTAAGTGGACTACTTGACTCTCCTGAATTTAATGTAATTGTTGTCAATCCTCCTAAACTAACTACTGGAATTCTAGGTGTATTAGGAGGTAAAGTAACTAATTTATATTTCATCATTTGTGTTTCATCTGGCAATGCTTCTACTATCGGCAAATTTTCAATTGCTGACCCATAATATGCTGTGCCTAATGGATGATCTGGATTGTATAAATCGTAGTCTATTTCATCATCTGCTAAAGCAAATTGTGTTATTTTGAATTCATCTCTACCTTTTGCTAATAATTCTCTACCCTTTTTGGTAAGAATTGCATCTATTGTTATTGTACTATTATTTAAATATCCCATAGTTTACCCTATCTTTTTAATAAATATGCATTTGAATGAATTTCTTGTTATCTATATCATATAATTTGATTTAACGCGTATTACCATATAATTGTGATGTCTGAGGACGGGCAGATGGTTGTATAGGTGATACCGGTTGTCCTGCTGCATCTAATAAAGGCTTCTCCGGTGCTTCGATA